CAAAACAAAGAACTTTTAAATTATTATATGGTGGAGTTGACAAAGAAACACGAGAAAAAGTTCCATTTTTTGATAAAGTTCATACTTATATAAATAAGAAATGGAATGAAATAAATAGATATAATTCTGTTTCAACTGATATTTATAGACGGAAACTATTATTCGAAAACTATGAAGATTTGAATAGAAACAAACTTTTTAATTATTTAATTCAAGCGAATGAAACAGAGTCAAATATTAAGACAATAATTAAATTACAACACTATTTATTAGGGAAGAAAACAAAATTAGTACTATATGGATATGATAGTTTCTTATTTGATTTTTCTAAACAAGACGGAGTTATTGTATTGAAAGAAATTAAGAATATTTTAGAGAGAAATGGCCATATGACAAAATCACAAGCTGGTTTGAATTATGGGGAAATGAAGAGTATTTCCGAAAGGTTATAATGGGATTTAATATAGACAAAATATTGACTGAATGGTCTTATAGAGTACCTACTGGTATAATAGATTTAAATGATCCATATCATATAGTAATACTTTCAGATATAATATATGAAGGTAAATACCCTCCAGGATTTGCTCCCAAACTTTTAGAAAAAGTAAGAAACTATGTTGATAATGCACATAATAGAAAATTAGGTAGAGTAGGACAACCTTGGGGTAAGGAAGGTAAACCAAAAACTGATAAAGGTAAATATCAATCTACAGATTTGGTTGCTAAATTTCAAAAAGATAGGGAAAGTATAATTAAAGGATTAAAGGCTTCTCCTGGAACTGGTGGTTCTATGATAGGTGAGATGTATGGTGGGATATCAGCTGAAGAAATTGCTGCTAATCCAGATATGACAGAAGAAGAATTTATTAATAAACATTTTGATGATGTTAGAAATTCACCAATTTCAGATGGAATGACAGATAAACAAATAAAAGTATGGATGGGAGTAGCATACAGAACTGGTAAAAATGAAATTAAAGAATTGGAATCAAACCCAGAATATAATTATAAAAATCCACAACCAGACGGATTTCCTTTGGGTATTATGGATCCAGTAAATGAAAAAGGTGCTAGTAAAAAACAACTTATTAGTATGTTTGAACAAAAATTAGCAAAAGCAAAAGAGAATGGTGATGAGAAAGCTATAGCACATTATGAACGACAATTAAAATTTATTAAAAAAAGAAAAGATACTGATACTGGTATTTTATATATTACCAATGATGGACATGTAGCTTTTAAACATACATCAAATAAGAAATCATGGAGTGACCCACTTTTTAATTCAAGTATTATAGCAAGAGGAAAAGTTATAGAGGAAACATTAAAAGATGTTGCAAATGATAATGGATTATCTCCTGAACAATCAAAAAATATTGGTAAAAATCTTAATAATATAATAAATAAAGGAGCTTCACAAGTTGAAAAAGCAGCAGAAGGACCTGGAGCTGCTATTAGAGAAAGTAAAACAAATCCGAGAGATTTTTCAAAAAGAAATAAATGTGGTAAACTTTTTTCAAATTTTGATTCTGGTCAAAAAGGTAGAGCAAATTATATTAATGACCTCAGAAATGAAATGGATAATAATAAAGGTGTAGGTAAAAAGATAAATAAATGGCTCGAAAAGAATGGAATAAAACCACCATATTCAGATGATGATATAGCAGCGGCTGTATTAGGAATGGCTAAAGATGGTGATAATACCACTGCTGTTAGAAAATTGGTTATTAAATTATCAGATAATGTTAAAAAAGCTAGAGATGTTTATAGAAGTTTAAAGGAAAAATATCCAGATAAGTCAGAAGAAGAAATAAGAAAATTAACATTAGATAGATTAAATTCATTAAAAAATCAAGAGGGGGATAATGCTCCCACACCTTTTGATGAAGAAACATTAGATGCTATGTTATCAGAAGATATGGATTGGATTGAAAATGTAGGTGCGGAATCAAGAGATTCTATGGCAATTGCACATAAACAAATAGTAACTGATTTAGGAACTGCAGATGATAAATTTAGAGAGGAAAATCCAGATTCACCACCAAAACCACCAGATAATGGTCCACATACACAATCTTATGTAGAAGGGTGGATGAAGCAGATGCATTTAGATAGATATATTTATGGTGATGAAGAAGATATTGGTGATATGAGTATTGATGGTCATAATGTAAATTCAAAAATGATGAGAGAATGTTTGAAAGATTTAAGTGGATTTGAGGGTGATACAGATACACCAGAAGGTAGAGATGCTTTATATAATCATTTGAGAGCTAGATTAAGACCAGATGCTGATGGAGCTTCAATTACATTAGACCATAAAGGTGATGGAAAACCTGTAGAAATAGGTAAAGAGGTTTATAGAACAAAAGGTGTTGGTGTAAATTCTGTACTTGGTCATTTTGGTAAAGATTTTGCAAAATGTCTAAAAGGAAAAACTGGAGCTAAAAATTGAAAACACAACTATTAGCTACATTTACAACTAAAAAAGATTTAGAAAATACTGTTAAAAGAATAACAGACGCTTATACAATTGCATTTAAAAAGGTATATGTATTACAAAATGAAGATAATACAGATGAATTAATATGTACATATAATGTAGATTTATCAAAAGGTGCAGATTATAATGATGTTAAAGGAACTATATCATTACACAGAAAGAAACATTCAAATACATTATATACAATAAATGCACTAAATGAAGTAATTGCTAATCTAAATAATGGTATAATAGATAGTAAATTTATAGTGCCGTGGGAAAATTTTAAAAATACCTTAATGGTAACTAACTCAGATGGGTTAAATAAGATTTCAACTAGGATTTATAAAATAATTTCAGTTGATTAAAAAAAAGCTTGACTTATATATCAAAAATGATGTATATTGTAAGTAATAATGGTTATATTAACCATAAACGATAAACGATAAATAATAAAACATAGGAGAATATCAATGGATATTTCACAAATAAAAAGTCGGCTAACACAGCTGCAATCTCAAACTTCAACAACTAAAAACTTTTGGAAACCTGAACCAGGTAAACAAGTAGTTAGAATTGTTCCTTATAAACATAATAAAGCTAATCCTTTTATAGAATTATTCTTTCATTATAATTTAGGAAATAATAAAACTTATATGTCACCTGTTTCATTTGGTAGACCAGATCCAGTTCAAGAATTTGCTGATAAACTAAAATCTACAGGAGTTAAAGACGAATGGATTCAAGGTAAAAGACTTGAACCTAAAATGCGTACTTTTGCACCTGTGATTGTTAGAGGTCAAGAATCTGAAGGTGTTAAGTTTTGGGGATTTGGTAAAACAGTATATCAAGAACTTCTTGGTGTAATAGCTGATCCTGATTATGGTGATATTACAGATGCTACTAATGGTAGAGATATTATGATTGAAAGACAGACTCCTGCTGAGGCTGGAAATCAATATGGTAAAACTACAGTGAGAGTTAAACCTAATCAAACTCCAATTACTGATAATAAAGAACTGTTACAAAATGTGTTTGATAATCAAGCAGATTTAACAGAACTTTATACAGAACCTACTTATGATGAATTAAAAGAAGCACTTGCTAATTATCTAAATCCATCATCTGATGAAGAAACAACAACAAATACAACTACAACATCTAATGGTGTAGCTGCTAGTACTGCTCCAACATCAAACACTGGAACTACTGCTACTGCAAAAACAGAAAATGTTGAAGACGCATTTGATGAGTTGTTCAATAGTTAATTAGTAATCAATCGTTAATGAGTGAGATGCACATTCACATACCATGAAACATAGGAATGACTGGTTGAGCATCACTCTCTCACTCATAACATCATAGGAGAAAAAAGTTATGTCTAAAAAAGACGAATTGGCTGGAGTAATAGCCGATGAATTAAATAAACAGTTCAAACATCAAAAGGTTGCTTACTTTCTTGACGAAGATTCTAACCCAACTGATGTAACAGATTGGATTTCAACTGGTTCAACAATGTTAGATATCGCTATTTCAAACAAACCAAATGGTGGAGTTGCCGTAGGTAAAATCACAGAGTTAAATGGTTTAGAAGGTAGTGGTAAATCTCTAATAGGTTCTCATCTATTGGCTTCAACACAAAGAAAAGATGGTGTAGCAGTTTACATAGATACAGAAAGTGCTGTATCACCTGAATTTCTTCAAGCGATTGGTGTAGATACAAAAAATATGTTGTATGTACATCTTGAAACAGTTGAAGAAGTATTTGATACTATTGAAACAATCGTTACAAAGATTAGAGAATCAGATAAAGATAAGTTAGTTACAATTCTTGTTGATAGTTTAGCAGCTGCTTCTACAAAAGTAGAGATGGATGCTGACTTTGACAAAGATGGTTGGGCTACTGCTAAAGCGATTATCATAAGTAAGGCTATGAGAAAGATTACTCAAATGATTGCTCGTGAAAAAGTTGCATTGGTTTTCACAAATCAATTACGACAAAAGTTAGGTGTAATGTTCGGAGATCCTTGGACTACTTCAGGTGGTAAGGCTCTTCCATTTCATGCATCAACTCGTGTTCGTTTCAGAAATATAGGACAAATCAAAGATGGTAGTAAGAAGAATACAATCGGTATTAAGATTAAAGGACAAGTAATCAAAAACAGATTAGGTCCTCCAATGAGAACTGCAGAGTTTCCATTATTCTTTGATACAGGTATTGATGACTATGGTAGTTGGTTAACTGTAATGAAAGAACATAAGATATGTAAAGTTGGTGGTTCTTGGTATACTTTAAATGAAACAGATATAGATACAGGTGAAGTGATTGAAGAACATAAGTTTCAATCAAAAGATTTTGAAGAACTTATGAATACTAATCCCACACTTAAACAATATTGTTATGATAGAATATGTGAAGCTTGTATTTTAAAGTATGACTCAAAAGAACTAGGTATAGATGATGTTACTGAAACAGAGGAAGTAGTAGATGAGCTTTAAAAAGTCAGATTTGAAAGATAAATACATTTCATTTCTAGACCAGATTAAAGACGAAGAACATAAATCAGTAACACATTTAAATGATAGGGTATTAATTGTAGATGGCTTGAATACATTTATTCGAGCCTTCGCAGTTAATCCAGCAATAAATGAAGATGGTTTACATATTGGTGGTATGATGGGATTTCTAAAATCTATACGTTATACATCTGATATACTTAAACCATCTCGTGTTATTGTTGTTTTTGACGGAAAAGATGGTAGTAAACGAAGAAGAAAAATCTATCCTGAATACAAAGAAAATCGTAAAGTTAAACAGAGATTAAATCGTAATGTTGATTGGGGAACTGCTCCTCAAGATGAACAAGCTTCCATGCGACAACAAATGGGTAGGTTGGTTGAGTATTTAGAACAACTACCTTTGACATTAATTTGTGTTGATGGGATAGAAGCTGATGATACAATGGCTTATATATCACAACAAATTTTAAAAGATAGTGATATATTTTTAATGTCAACAGATAAAGACTTCTTACAATTAGTAGATGATAGAGTGAAAGTTTGGAGTCCTACAAAGAAAAAATTATATACTAAAAGAGAAGTTTTAGAAGAATATGGAGTACCATCAAGAAATATGTTAACCTATAGGATATTAGATGGTGATAAGTCAGATAACATTGGTGGAGTTCCAGGAGCTGGATTAAAAAGTTTAATAAAGTTTCTACCACCAATATCAGAAGATAAAGATTTTACAGCAAAAGATTTATTAGAATTTACAGAAAAATCAGATAAAAAAATAAAACTCTTGGAAAATATCAAAAAAAGTAGTAATATAGTGAAGAGGAATTATTTACTAATGCAATTACAAAAAGTAGACATACCAAAACATACGATGAGAAAGATACAAAACACAGTTAATGGTAAAGTTCCACAATTGATAAAGTATAAATTCCAAACAATGTTTTTAAAGGATAAATTACAATCATCTATCAAAAATTTAGATAGTTGGATTATGGAGTTTACAAGATTAAGTAGATTTAGAGGATTGGATAAATGAAATTAATACAAAAATATTTTTTAGATGATAATAAGACAAATAGAAAAGATATACTATCTGAAATTGATAAATTAAAACACCTTGATCCAATGGGTATTCAAAAAACAAATATAGGTGGTTGGCATAGTAAAGATTTGGTTGGGAATGATAAATTTAATTTATTAAATCAATCTATAATTGATGTTGTTAATACTAATATATTTAATAGAGAATTAATAATTACTGGATTGGCTAACTCATGGTTAATAATAAATAATAAAGGACATTTTAATAGTAAACACAATCATTTAAATGATACAATTAGTGGGTGTTTTTATATTAAAACTACAGAAAATTCAGGAAATATTAATTTTCATATAAATGATAAAAAAGAAGTAATTGTTCCTGAAACTTCAATGTTATTACTTTTTCCTGGAGTTATTTATCATAATGTAGAAATTAATAATACAAAAGAAGATAGAATTGTATATTCTTTTAATATACAAAGTTATAATATTAGAGGGAAAGATGAAATTTTTTATAAAATTGTAAAAGAATGGCAAAAAAATGATAAATAAACTAGCAGAATATGGGCATACATTTCAAGTTAAATCGGTAGCTTGTTTGATGAATGATTCAAATTTTATTGCACAGATATATGACATATTAGATGAAAGTCATTATGATAGCGATGGTTTAAAATGGATTGTAAAGGAATGTAAAAAGTATTTTGATGAATATAAAAAACCAATAACACTTGATGTGTTTAAAGTTAAAACAAATGAAGTTAATAATGATGTATTAAAAGTTGCTATTATAGAGAATTTAAAAGATATTTTTAAATATACAGAAGCTACAGATTTGGAGTTCATTCAAGATCAAGCTTTGGATTTCTTTAAAAATCAAACATTGAAAAATGCTATTCTTGAGTCAGTTGATATACTTGAGGGTAAAGGTGATTTTGATAGTATTAAAACTATAATTGATACTGCTATGAGAGCTGGTGTTGAAAGAAATATCGGACATGAATATGCAGAAGATATAGATATTAGATATTCAGAGATGGCTAGAACTACAGTTGAAACTCCGTGGGAAGTTTTTAATGAATTAACTCAAGGTGGACTTGGTGGTGGTGAATTGGGTGTGATTGTAGCACCTGCTGGTATTGGTAAGACTTGGATATTATGTGCTTTAGGAGCAGGTTGTATGAAAAAAGGTGCAAATGTTATTCATTATACTTTAGAGTTAAATGAAGCTTATGTTGGGTTGAGATACGATAGTATATTTACAGGTATTGCAAATCAGAATTTAAAATATCATCAAGATGAAGTTAAAGGTAATATTGAAAAGGTTGAAGGTGAGTTAGTAGTTAAATATTTCCCAACTAAAACTGCTAGTGTAAATACATTATCAGCTCATTTACAAAAATTAAGAACTATGGGAAAACCATTTGATATGGTAGTTGTGGATTATGGTGATATACTTAAAGATACAGGTAATGCTCGTGAAGTAAGACACGCACTTGGAAACATATACGAAGATTTAAGAGGATTGGCAGGTGAATTTGAAGTTCCAATATGGACTGCATCACAAGCAAACAGAAGTGCTCTTGACGAAGATGTGATTGAGGCTTCGAAGGTAGCCGAATCATATCAAAAAGTTATGACAGCCGATTTTGTAGTATCATTAAGTAGAAAAGTGGAAGATAAGATTGGTAATACGGGTAGATTCCATGTGATTAAAAATAGGTTTGGTCCAGATGGTTTGACATTCCCAGCAAAAGTAAATACCAATAATGGTGCTGTTGAAATATATGAAAGTGCTAGTGTTGGTGGTAAAGAACAACAAAAGAAAATAGATAATAGAGATAACTTAATGAAAAAGATGTTATCAAATAGTTATGATACATTGATGAGTGATGATTAATGAAAGTATTACATTTAGTGTTAAAAAGAAAATATTTTGAAAGAATATATAACGGAATAAAAACTACCGAATATAGAGATTTTTCAAAGTATTGGCAGAAAAGAATACAAGGTAAAGAATATACACACATAAAATTTCAATTGGGATATACTAAAAATCCTCCAACTATGTTAGTTGAAATACATGACAGAAATGTTGTGGAATATAAGGATGATTTAGCATATGCATTTGATTTAGGAAAAATAACAGAGGTAAATAATTATGAATGATTTAAGTAAATTTAGTAAATTAGTTGATGACATATGGGAATTAGTTTTTGGTAAAGTTAGAAGACCAGAAGTTAAATTCAAAGGTATGATGTTTACACATACTAAACAAAAACCTAAAAGAAAAAGAGCAAGAAAAGCTGATGGTAGATACAGAGGTGATGATAAATCTACACCTGATGTAAATGAAGCTTGGGAGAATGAATAATGGAATACGGATACATAGAAATACCAGAAGATTATTGGGTAACTACTTTATCTGAAGATGGATATGAAATAATTTGGAATTGGGTATCAAATGAATCTTAATTACTACGAAGAAAGACCTTGGGGTTCATTTGAAAATTTACTTGATGAGGAATATTGTAAAGTAAAAAGAATAATTGTAAAACCAGGACAAAGATTAAGTTATCAATATCATCACGAAAGAACTGAACATTGGGTTGTAGTTCAAGGTGAAGCAATAGTTATACTTGATGGCGAAGAATACGAGTATCACATAGGTGATGTAGTAGAAATACCAGTAGGAACAAAACATAGAGTTGAAAATAAATTTAACAAAGATTTGATATTCATTGAAACTCAAACAGGAAGTTATTTTGGAGAAGATGATATAGTGCGAATAGAAGATGATTATGGGAGACATGATGAAGATTAAATTAGACAAAACAGATAGTAAAGTAGTAAAATCAAATGAAACATATGATGTTATTGATAATACTGATTTAGATAAACTTATAGTATCTAAAACTATATTACATCCAAATAAAGAAACAGGTGGTCATAATCATACAGGACAAGAAGAGGTGTATATATTTACAAATGGTTATGGAAATATGTTAGTAGGTGAAGAGATGTATACAATTAAAAAAAATAGTATAGTATTAATTCCAGATGGTGCTTTTCATAAAGTATGGAATAATAGTTCTAATGAAGATTTAGAATTTATATGTGTATTTGATGGGGGAAGAAATCATTAGTGAATATAATAGAATGGATGAAGTTATTGATGAAAGTTAGAAACTTCACAGTAGAACCAGTACCTCGTAGTGCTATCCAATCATTTGTTGGAAAATGGCATTACTCACATAGTACAAATGGTGTACAACAAACACAATGTTTTGCATTATTTGATGATAATAGAATGATAGGAGCTATGATATATGCTCTACCATCTATGAAATCAACAGCTGCAAAATATAACCCTGATAATCCTGATAGGTGTTGGGAGTTACGAAGATTATGTTGTATTGATGACACACCTACAAATACAGAGAGTTATTTTATAGGTAAAACATTGAGGTGGTTAAGACAGAATACAGATATAGAGGTTATTGTGTCTTATGCTGATTTAGAACAAGGACATGAAGGTGTTATATATAAAGCTAGTAATTTTCATTTGTTAGGACAAAGTGGTGGTGGTAGAAATTTGATGGTAGATGGTAAAAAGTTTCATGCACGGTCTATGAATCAGAAACAAAAACCATATGGTAGAGAATTAAAGAGAAGATGGGAAAACAAAGAAGGACATAGTTTTTGGGATTCGGAAGAAACTGATATGTATTATCAGGATACAAAACCAAAAAATATTTATGTCTATTATTTGAATAAAAAAGTGAAAAAGAAATTATTAAAATGATATTTATATGTATCCAACTCAAAGGTTGTATATTTAAAATTCAAGGGGAAATAAATTAATGGAATACAAAAGATTTGCGTTGTCAGATAAATTTATAGAAGGGTATAGAAGAAAAAGAGCACCATTTGGTTTTAACGGATTGGGTGAACTTGTCTATATGAGAACCTATTCAAGAATTAAAGATGACGGAAAAAATGAAATGTGGTGGGAAACTGTTCGTAGAGTTGTAGAAGGTACTTACAACATGCAAAAGAATTGGATTGAACATCACCAATTAGGTTGGAATGCTTGGCAGGCACAACGAAGTGCCAAGGTAATGTACGATAGAATTTTTACTATGAAGTTCTTACCTCCTGGTAGAGGTTTATGGGCTATGGGAACTCCACTTACAGAAGAAAGAAAGTTATATGCTGCTCTCAACAATTGTGCATTTGTATCAACTAACAATCTAAAAGAAGATTTAGCTAAACCATTCTGTTTCTTAATGGATGCTTCAATGGTTGGAGTTGGTGTAGGATTTGATACGAAAGGTGCAGAAACATTTATAATAAGAGGTCCAAAAGAAGATAGAGAACCAGAAATATATAAGATACCTGATTCAAGAGAAGGTTGGGTTGAATCTATGAGAAGATTACTTGATAGTTATTTTCTTGGTATAACTCCTGTTGAATTTACTTATGATAAAATTAGAGAAGAAGGTGCACCAATCAAAGGATTTGGTGGTGTATCAAGTGGTTCAGAACCTTTAAAAGAAGTACATGAAGCTGTCAGAGAATGTTTAGATAGAAATGTTGGTGAACCAATATCAATAACTACAATTGTAGATATAATGAATCTGATTGGTAAGTGTGTTGTAGCAGGTAA